GGTATAAGTATAAACCGTCGAATTTAGATTTGAAACCTGCTTGAATTTGGTTCCTAGTGGAATTGTTGCGCCGGAAACGCCGGTTACTGTTAGCGTATATTCTCCATGTGTTGAGGCGTAGGGGTCGCGCCCCAAAACAATACGTCCGAAACGTTCTAACGTGCCCCCGTTGGCCTCCGAATCTGCTGTATCAGGATAGCAATTTTTGAGAATTTCAGACAATCCGATGTAAAATAACTTTAACACTCCAGCCTCCGAAAGAGCCAAAGCAGACAATACGCGTTTTAAATCGTTGTCGCTTGTTATTCCAAATTTTGCTTTAAATTCACTTGAAATATTTGAAAATAAATCGCTTAATGTTGGTATGGTTGTCATATTATTTCATCTTTTTCCTCTGTCCAAATATACGAAAAATTATCGTTATTTTCTTTAACTATTTCGTCTTGGAGCGAAATTTTATCCACTCCCGTTATCTTTAGCGTAGAAGTGCTATCGGCAAACCCAGACAAGTACCCTAAATCCTCACTAGCAATCAATTCTAGTTTAATACGCCCGGAGCTGGACAAAGCCACTTGACCTAGTGATTTTTCAAATTCAGACGTGAATTGTTCGTTTTGTGGAAGTAATTCATTGCCCCAAAATTCAACATCCTCGTTTGAAAATTGTGGTGTTTCTTTATTACCGCCAAAATGAGCTAAATAGGGTTGATTATACACCTCTGAGACGAGTTGAATGTCCCCGTTTTCAAATAAAAAATCACCTCCGTTACCGGTTTCAACTAATCTTAAATCCATTAACAAGACCCCCCATATCCTCTAGTGCTATTTACTTTAACGGGTATTGGTGTTGTTTGACCGGTTGCCCGTGCCCGCCCGGTGCTGTCATCTATATTTATCTGTACGTTTTGGGTCTGTTTGCTTTCGAGAATCTTTTTTTGATTTAAAACGGCAGCATCTTTATTGACGGGTTTTTCGGCTACTTCCGTATTTTTGTCCAAATAAGAACGAGCCTCTCCAATTCCTTTGGCAGCATCGGCCGCCCAAGACGAGCCAGTTAAATGAGCTATTATTTTAACCGCCCACTCAAGTGGGTGTAGGATAACACTTAAAAGCATTTTACCTACTTCCAAAATACCATTTCCAAATCCTTTTTTAAATTGGGCTCCCAAATTATCAAATCTTTGACCTAAATAATCAACATAATCTCCTACCATTTTTAAAGGATGCAAAAATTGAGCAAGATAATTTACGGCTGTATCATACCAATTAGTTATCGATTTTGTGCATTCGTCCCAATTTGTAGCCATTTCATAAATTCCAACGGCCAAAGCAGCAATTGCTATCACTATTTCGGGTATTCCAGTGCTCCAAAGAGCGGCCGAAAATGCCCATGCTGCAGCCGTACCAACTGCTTGAGCGGCTGAATACAACCATAAAACAGCATTTAATCCCAGATAGGCATATTTTGAAATATTCACAAAGGCTGCATTTGCTGCCATGGCAACGGTTGTTTTTCCTGTCACTAATGAAGTGGCAAACATCGCGGCCGCTAAAGCGTATTGAACGATAGTAAAAGCAACGGTAGCTAATTTAGCAGCCATTGAAACCACTTTTAACAATACGATAGTTTTAATGTACCATTCTAAAAGCGGCAAAATTATATTTAAGTGATTAACAACGAATTTTAATCCATCAGCAAAACCTGAAAGAAAACCTTTTATTTGAGTTGCTATCATTTCCCTATTTTTGGCAATAGCTTTAGCCACACTACTAATTAGCCCCGAAAAAGCAGGAATTAAGGAGGTTCCTATAGTGTCTTTTATTCCTCCCATTGCAGCGTTTAAATTGACTTGAGATTCATGAAAATCACGTATAGCATCTTTAGAGAGTGTCAATGCGCCATGATATTCAATATATCTCTTGCGAGCCTCCTCAAGGCCTTTACTTCCATGCATTAACATATTAGTAATATTTGCAGCACCACGACCAAAAACCATGGTAGTTAAAGCCGCTCGCTTTAACGGATCGTGTATTTTTGATATTTTATCGGCAAATAAACCAAAAGATTGCTCCACTGATTTTGAGCTATGCAAGTTTTTAAGTAATGCACTGTCATTTAATCGTAAATAACTAGTTAATTTACCCGTATTCATTTTCAATTCACCCATTGACTTAGCAAAACGTCCTAAGGATTTTGAAAATAATTCTTGGTTTATTCCGGCTTCTTTTGCCGCAAAACTAAGTTCCTGCAAATTTTCAAGTCCTATTCCCATTCTGTCGGACAGCAATTGTTGCTGGGTGTAGGCTTCGGCGGTTGATTTTGCCAATTCATATAGTTTTTTAACGCCTTCTCCAATTATGCCAGCGGCTAAAATTCCCTTAAATGATATCATTTTAGAACTTAAGCCATCCAGTTTTGAAGCAAACCCCTTTGAGGCACCAGCCATTGATCCGAACCCCATAGAGGCAGAATTGGCAAACCCGGCAACGGACATCTGCATTCCTCTTACGGGTGCTGTTACGTTGTCAACGGCGGAAAATATGACTTTTGCGCTAAATGCCATTATTAATTGAGTCTATTGTTTTGGAATATTCCTTTGCGTCTTCAAACCAATAATAAAGGCCGTGATAGTCTTTATTATCTAAAAAAAGTTTATCGATTTCAGAGGGTGGGAAGCGATACATTCGCACAACGGATTTCACCGCTGCATCGAATGGCCGCCTTCCCTCTACATAAAAAAAACAGAACAAATGGCATCCGTTAATTTTAAATCAACATTTATAATTTTGGAATAAAAAGGTTCGTCGATTCCAGTTAATTTTGCCCAAAGTTTCTTTTGAGAATTAACGGCACTTTCCATGTCACCGTCTTTTACCCCCTTTAGAATTTCGGTTCTATCACCCGCCGTTATTCTATTTGAATAAACGAATTTATCGAATTTAACGACCCCTTCCGTATTTTTTATAGGAAATTTAAGGATTTGAGTAAAGATGTCATTTTCTAATGTCAATTTTCCCTTCATTAATCCCCTAATCAGGCAGTTATAAACCTCTGAAATTTTTTTGTATTCGTCAATATCTGATTGATTTTTTGACTCTTTTAACTTTTCGTTTGGAATGAGTTTTAAAACTTCATTTTCTTCCAAAAATTCATTTAGCTCTTTTTGGGCTAAATCTTCACTAATTACATTTTCCATTTTTATTCTTTCTTTTTAAACTGTTCTAAAGCTCCGGTGCCTTCCAATTTAATAGGGAAAGTAGAATCGAATGTTGCGACTTTAATCTCGTCAACTATCTTGCCTTTACCAGAATAAAGAGTACCATCGGCCAAAGTGATAGTTACGGTGCCTTCTAAAAAAGAAGCTGCAATAGCCTTAACGGTGGTTAGGTTGTTTGTACCTGTCTTTTGCCATGCAATTGGCGGCGTTTCCATCGCCCAACGACCAATTGACATTTTATAAATGGCTTGGCCATCGCCTGTTATTCCTTTTTTGTCGCTTTCCGTAGTATAACCCCCCGGGTCTAATTGTGCATTTTCTCCGGCCTTTGGGCTCAAAGATACTTTACCTTCGGAACCCCAATTTAAATCTATTGATACGACATCACATCCTATAAACATATTATTAATTTTTTATGATCCATAATAAAATCCCGCTTCGGCCGTTGTGGAGGCAATACGAGCGGTTCCAGTTCTTTTATATCTAAAGAAAGATTCAAACCTGTCAGGGTTCGTAGAGCTAATTTGTACGGTTGCACTATCCTTTGAAAATGATACATCGGCCAATAATGCCCGGTCGGCCAAATCTGCAAACATTGAATACATTACACCTTTCCATTGACTTGGCGTTACGGTCTTTTCTGCATGTGTTGATTGACCATCGGGTATAAGCGTGAATCCAACCACGTGGACGGCTTCTAATAGTCTGTAGGAGTATCTAACATTCCAATCAAGAATAAGGTTTCTCACGTATGCAAATTGAGGATAAACCTCATCGTCGGGGTGATAAGTAGTAACCAAATCTTTGATTATTAATTGACCTCCGACGTAATCTACAGTTGAAATACCAGCTTTTACACATGAATCTCGATAGCTCCAATCAGCTAAATTGCCAATCTTTTGAGCATCAACATAGATACCTGGTAATGCTTGACCTAAAGCGTCCAAATTTGGAGTGCTTTGACCTAATAAAGCAACTACACGAGCGGCGGATGCTGCTACTTCTACAGGATGCTGAAACACATTAGGAGCGGGAACGTAAGAATTCGTACATTGATTTATTCGCGCTGCTATATCAGTGCCAAAATCCGTTAATGGATCGGTGCTTTGAGCTGAATAAAAGGCAACAAAGGGCTTAAATACAATAGCCGAATAACGTCCTGTTGGGCTTACGGGATCGGGTTTTCCGTTGACACTTTCTAGGGCATTTAAAATGGTAGATTCAGCCCCATATGGGTTAATTACAATCGTATTCCAATTGTTCTCGAAATTAGCCAAAGCGGTTGCTACATCTCCTATTAAAGTACCCGCTACGGTTGTAACCGAGTAGGTTAATCCTGCACTTACTCCGTTGAGTTCTACCCTTGTGGTAAACACAGATGAAATTCCTTTAGATACGGAAGTTAAGGTAACTATCCCGGTACCGCCAGTTGAGGCAATTACAGAACTTCCATACACACTATTAATTGAAGCTATTAATTTAGCTGCAATAGTGGTTGGAGTATCACCTGAAATTACAGATATAGCATAACTTTGACCGTCGTAACTTTGAACCCCTTGAATTACAGGATAATGGGTTGCGCTTTTTGTTGCGGTTCCCGTAATTGTTAAAGTGGTTACGGTTGCGGTTGCCCCGCTTGCAGGAGTAACAGGGTAAACCCAAATTGGAATCCCATCTACACCGCCGCCCGTGCGTGGACTTAAAATATTGTACGCTAAATAAGCGGAGGATCCAGCTCCTAACCTATCAGCTATTGTTATTGTGCTTGTAGCTTGAAAAGGAGTAGTGTCTAATCCGCTTGCATTCGCCGTACACGGCTCTGATAATATAGCTATCCTCTGTGGTAGGTTTGGTGTTGAGGGTGAATAATTACCCTTTGTAATCTTGTACCCAACCACGGCCGAGCGTGCGCTTTCTATTACTGCATTTGATGTACTCATAATTAGTTTATTACATACTGATAACCTTTTTCGGTTTCAGCGATTTTTACTTGAGTTAATAAATATGTTTCCAAATTTCCTTCGGTTTCTTGGGTAAATTCACCTGCTAAATAATGGACTTCAATTATACCTGTGATAACATTACAAGCTTCATTAGCTATTTTTGGCATCGTTCTATCCATTGATTGAATGTATCGGTGCTGAATGAATGTTTTATCGGTAAAATCCAAATAATTATATTGCGGATCTCTTAATATTGCCCAAATAATACCAAATATTCTCGAAAGTCTTTCAGCTGCTTTTTTAGAACCTAAATCATTTTCGTCGGTGCTGTCATTGGTATATATTTCAATGATAAATTTATTATCAAATAAATCAACACCATAGCTTTGTTTTTCTTGGATTTGATTACCTGAAAAAAAAACGTTAATAACATTACCTTCGTTGGCGTCTATTGGTTCGTATCGCTCGCTAAAAATAGATACATTGAAGTCCAATCCCAGCGAAACTTGGTTTGCAAATTCAGCCGTTAAAACACGGCCTATTGCATCTCGGATAAGTTCAAAGTTTCGATTAGATATTAGGGTCAACATATTTGCCTAAATTTAGAACGATAACGCCCAATGTGTCGTCTGCAAAATTTTCTTTTACTGAATAAGACTTTGTGATTTTGGAAGCATCCATAAAAGTTACAATTGCGCCCCTTAAAAAGACTTCGCCAAGCAAATTTCTGGGCGCAATGGTTACAAAAGAACTTTCAAAAACGGAAATATGAGCTTGTTTTGAGTTAACCGGATTGCCTTCTGTATCGAGCGCAATGTGGTGCACTAATCCTAATCCCGTAACGATGTCGGTGTTTAGACCTACCTTTATGGTTATTTGGGTTTCAAAACCGCCTTGAGTGATTATATATTGTGCATCCTTTCGGGCTAAATCTAAAACATTACCCATTTTCCTCTTTTTTGTTCTTTTTTTCTTCAATCAACGAAATTGATCCGTTTTTCACCAAATCCGAAATGTGGTCTTGGATTAGATCGCTTTCGTCAACTATTTGGCCGCTTTCGTAACGGGTGCCTTTAATACCCGTTACGCTATGGGCTTCTATCTTATAACTAGCCATTACGCCAATACGGTTAAGCAAGCAAAATGGTCAATAGTCGTTGGAACGGCCAATCCTGCTGATTTCATTTCAAACACTTGGGCTGAAACCTCAGGTTTTGGGAAGGTGGTCATCAAAAATGCGCCGGCCTCAACGATTTGGTTGAATTGTTGATTTCCTAACATTCCGTTTTCGGTAAGAATGCGAGGAACAGCACCAAAGGCCAAATTTCCTTGGAATGATTTTGCAACCAAAACAACTTTTTTAGGATCCAAAAATTGATTATTACGACCTGTTGCGTCGTCGTAATATTCAGCGTACGACCAAATATTTATAATGTATTGGCCGATCGGAATTCTGTTGATAAACACCGCCCCGGTAATGTTGTCAAGTTTTGGCATAATATACTTATCAATAGACAAAGAATAAATCTTCGCTTTTTCAAGGTATTCGGCTGAATTTTGCAAAGCTACCAAAGCTGCTTCACCGCAGATCAAATCAAATTCTACTGCCGATGCACCGTCTTGTTTTAAAATATTGCATTGGTTCTTGATGCTATCATAGATTTTAGGCGTAGTTGCATCCCATTTAGTGCTCAATGTTTGGATATGAGTCGCTTTTGGGCTAAATGGAATTGTATCCTGTGTCTTAAGCGTTACGATTCCGGTTTGCAAAACTTCGGAGCATTGTTTTTCATATGCACGCTCCATTTTTAGTTTAATCAAGGCATAGTAATCTTTGATTTCTTCAATTGCATTTTTCAAAAGTTCGGGAGCCACGGCCTCAGAGTAGGAGCCCATAATTTGATCGTAAAGCATCAAATCGGTGCTGTTGAAATTTTCAGCATAATAAGGTGGTTGATACAAACGTGAAGTCGATTGCCCGCCTTTATTTTTATTTCCTTCAGAGCCACGAGCAATATCGGTGGAAATTAGACGATTCGAACGTCTAACCTCGAGTGACACGTTTTTCGTTGGCATTACTTTATTTGTAAAGTAGCTTCTAAATAGGCTTGAAACCGGTAACTCTTCTGTCCAAACGCCTAACGATGCTTGGGTATATGCGTTTCTCGCGTCTTGTATTGGAATGTTAATTGATGGCATATTTTTATTTTTTTAAATTAATTATAGGGGTTGATTGTCAAATCCTGTCATTGCAGAAACCGGAACGCCAACCAATTGTGTGTTGGATGTAATTTGCTCACGAATTGCTTCGCCTAAAACGACGGTGTCTAAAGTGTCCGCTGGGTTATTAAGTGTTAATTTTGTTACATCAAAATCACCCGCAAAACAATAGCTCACATTATCTAAAGAGGCTCCGGCTTCTACCATTATAGGGTAATGCAACACTCCAACGGGAATGTTTTCTCCGTTATTGCCAACTGAATCATAAGGAAGTAAATTGCCAATAACGTTGATGTCCGGTGAAATAACGCCCTCGGTGGTAATGGTTGATACGACATCGGTTAATCCTACGGATGTATCATTTGTTACTTCGATTTCAAGAGTTTCATCGTTGGTCGCTTTGGCATTTGCAGTTAAAGTAATCACCGCGCCAGTTCCGCCAATGGTGTAATTTCCCGTAATGGCTGCAACGGCTAATGCTGTACGAGCCTTTCCGGCTACTTGGGTGGCTGTATCGTTATTTGCAACTGCAAAAGTGATTGTAAGCGGAGACCCCGTTACGAGTAGCCCGGTTACGATTGCTTTTGCATTTCCCGCCCCCGATGCTCCAATAGTTCCTGCGACGGTTACGGTTGCTACCTCATAAGCACCTCCAGCGGAGGTTAATTTGGTTACTTTGCCCATAAGTGTGCCCGCGGGGATGGTTATGTCTTCTCCCAATGTGTTTAAAAAAGTGCCGGTTCTGTTACGATTTCCACCAAGAAATATTTTTGATGAATCGTAATTAGTTATTAACGAAGAACCGTTTTGTTGGACTGTTGTTGCTAAGCTCATTTTACTATTTTGTTAAAATTATTGTCATATTTTTTGCTAAAAGTCCCATCCATGATGGATGCTGTAATTTGTGGCAATTCAGCAACTACTTTTTTAACTTCGTCAGGGGTTGCTGTTGCGGCTCCGTAAGTGGTTGTTTTTGGAATTCCGGCCTGTGCGTTTGCGAGTCCCATTTGTTTAAATGCAATTGCAACGGCAGCAGCTGTTTGTCGATTCATTTTGGCCTCTGCCTTCATTTTTGCTTCTTTCTTTTCGATTTTATCCAAAGCGTCTGCTTTTTCGTCTTCGTCCATATCGTCGTCTGCTTTGATAGCTTTTTTCTTAGCTTTCAATTTATCCAACTTAGCTTTACAAGCTTCATCGTCTTCGTCATCTTCGTCATCTTCGTCATCTTCGTCGTCTTTGGCTTTGGCCTTGGCCTTGGCTTCTTTTGCGGCCTCTTTTTTGGCCTCGTCCTCCGCTTCTTTTTTAGCTTCCGCTTTCAAAGCCACGTATTCAGGAGTTTTTTTAAATTCTTCTGCTGTCATAATTATTTGTTTTTGGTTTGTTTTATCCTCCACGGATGTTTGTTTATATAAAGCTTCCGCTCTTACTCGTATTTCTTTATTTGCGCTTGTAAGTGGTATTATTTCTGTTACTAAACCTATTTGAAAAGCCTCTTCGGCGGTCAAATAGCAATCGATTCTTTCGGTTTTTTCATCAAATAATTCATCAATGCCATAACCTTTAATCGCTTTTAGCTTTGCATTATCTATAATGTCAGTTAATCTATTTCTAAGATCAACATTTAATCGTTTAATCCATTCTAGATCAGCATCTGACGGCTCGTAAGGCGTACCATCTTCCATTATTGCCGTTATTTCAGCCCTGTGAACCATTATTTCTGAAACGCTTAATGCTTTACGCTTGTCAAACGCACAAAGCAAATATGCTCCCATGCTAGCGGCCAATCCATCGACTAATCCGATAGAAATACAGCCTCTGGATCTTAATTCATTTATTTTTGCCCACATTCCCCAAGTGGCCTGTACGTCACCCCCGGCGGTATAAAAACGAACGGTAAAAACGGAATCCTGACTTATCCAATTTAGATTCTGGATAAATTCTTCTGCTGTTTGAGCCGTAATGGTTTTATATAAAAGTATTTCATTCATTTTCAAATCCTGTATTTTGTGGTATGTTCGCAAATCCCAAATCAGTTGCTTTCTTTTTTTGCAAGGACGCTTTAATAATGTTTGAATCCCAGTCTCCCGCTCCGAGTTCCTCGGTTGCATCGTCGTAATCACATAGAGGTGTTTCCTGATCACCGAGCTTAGCCCTAACGGCTTGTACTTCTTTGAGAGGGTCGATAAATGGCATCATTACACCGACAAAACGAGCTCCTTGTATGGCCTCGACTGTTAAAAAATCATCTTTTATTTTCGCCGTAACGTATTTTGGTATGCTTATATGACTTGAATAAATTTCTAATTCCAACCAGAAATTGTAAAATGGTTGATATATGTCGGTTGACAACCGTGTTCTTTCAAATAAAATCTTATGTTCCCAGTTTTTATTTGCGCCCCTAGAAGCACTAAAAGAGGACGTGTATTTATTTAAAGCAACCTCGGGTGGAATTCCAATCGTTGCACATAAAACATCAAAATTTGTTTGGTAAAAATCTTTAAAACTGTTTTCCTGTTTTCCATCAAATGGAGCCTTTAGCGTGGCTCCAATTGGCATGTTTACAACGGTACCGCCAGTTGAATAGCGTATTTTAGTAGCTGTCTTTTCCATCAAATCATTAGTGATTCTTTGGGTATTTGGATCCATATTTCGGCCTAATGCCTGATTTATCTCGGTAAATGGGTCTTCTCCTGTCGAACTAACGTTGTGCTCGACTGAATAAGTAATCTTAGCCCTCTCTTGAGCTCCCAATACGGTTGATTCTTTATACCGTTCAAGGTTT